TTTTGCAACTATGTCATATACACAAGGACTGAATACTGAAACGATAACATTCGCTTCTTTAATTGGCGTAGCTCAAGGTGGTTCCGGACCAGTTATACCATTCCTTAATTTTAACTTTACGGAAGGTCCACAACAATTACGGTTTCTTCAAGGTCAACCAGTACAGTTATCATCACCGGTTGTGGCTGACTTAGTTCAAGCGGGCATGCCGATTTTTTAAGATTAATTTGCAAAGGTTATAGAATTCAGAAGGAGTTAGATCAGCCTTTGCCTGATTAGCTCTTCTAGATACCCATTCTAAATTTCGTATGGTATGCGTACCGCCTTTTGCAATCGGTTTAATATGATCTAATGATAGATTTACCCTAGGAATCAGTACATCGCCCGTATATGGGCACGTAGGGTGCGCTAATAGCTTTTTATAGAGCTTTTTAGCTAATACTAATCTCTTATTTAAAGGTATTACTACTTTATTTTCACGTACAATGGCACGTAGTAGCTCCCGTATGTATGAAAGCATTGCTTTAGGCTCTTTTTTATAGTTTTTAGCTTTTTGTCGCTGTTTTTGTAACTTTATACGATTACAAGATCGACAATAAAAATCCAAACCGCCTTTAGCACAACGGTCTTTATTAAAGTCAATTAAAGCTTTCGACTGCTTACAGCCGCCGCAGCGTTTGGTCATGGTCGATATTGTAGTGTACGATACGTCTTTTAAAGGTAAAATATAATTAATCGGTACTGTGGGGAATTATTACTTATGTTATCTGACGCGGTAAAAAGCGATGTTCGCAGGTTTTTAGATTATTCAGTTATTGGTCTATGGCGTCAGTCTCCTACTGGTGGTCTTCTTGCCCCAATGAATAATGGTTTTCGTTGGATGACTGCATACGGAAACTTAGAGTATAAACTTAATAGCCTAAAACCAGATGAAGAATCCCGTTTGACAGGGCATCCATACGGTAGTGTAGGTTTTGCCCAAGGAAATCCCAATTACTTTTTGATTCCTCCGGTTCCAAGTTCTAGTATTACTATTTCATTAGCATCTAGTGCCTTTTCATCTAGTCCTGTTACTCACACATACACAACAACAGCAACAGATACGTTTTTAACTATATGTGGCGCAATAGCGCAACAATTCGCGACTGATTCTGTATTTCAAAATGCTGGATTTCAAGCTATTAACCCATTTGGTATTGGACCTTTTGGGCAACCCAATAATGCTACTCAATTAGTTACATTTCCAACTGTTGATTTTATAGCCCCAAGTTCAGCAGCATCATTTACTATTACTGTTTCCGGTACTGGATCTACAATCCCTCAGATAGCACAACAAGGAGCGCCTCTAAGTCCATCATTAACTTCTAATCTTACGTATCCTCCCACAGTAGTTTGGGGGTATCTTCCAATTCTTAATTACTTAGAAGATCAAATGGCTGGGTCTACATCTGATAATTTGGCTGTTTATCAGGCTAACGATGCTATATTACGTCAATCAGAAATGAAAGACCGTAAAAAACTGTTTTTAAATTATTGCGATCGAATGGCAGATTTCCTAGGTATTTTACGCAATCCAGATAAGATGTCTAATTACAATTCTAGTGGTAGTTGGAGTCAAGTTTAAATAGGCTGTGGACCAGCTTTTATAACTTTCAAACAAAATTCGTAAAACTCTTGCGGGGTCTTGTCTTTTTTATGATAGTTGTACTCTTTACTGGTCCATTGTAAATTGTTTATATCCCATAGCAGTTCTGGATATCGGGAGACCGGTTTTATGTGGTCTAATGACATATTAGTTCGTAATTTGAGTGGTACCCCAGTAAAGGGGCAGTACGGGTATTCGATATATTTTTTATACAGTATATCAACCATGTTACTTAATTGAGTTGTTTTTTTTACACCGGTACGTTTATAGTTTGTCATTAAGAATGGTCTAATTAATCTTTTGGCAGCTCCGCTATGTGTTACTGGGTCATCTATAGCCTTCTGTAGATACTGTTTATGTAATTTATTTGCGCGGTCTCTTTGTGCTTGGGTACGATTTTTTGTTGCTAGGCGTCTTAGTTTATTAATATGATCTCTATTTCTATTTCTGTACTGAGCTTCTTTATTATTTTTGCATAATTTACAATATGGTGATTTTCCATCTGATTTTTGCCTATCCTGATGAAATTGACTTACTGGATATCGCCTTGCGCACCGAATACACGTCTTCCACATGCCATAATTATAAATATAGTTTAATTATTGTCAAGGAGTGTGGTTTATACGACGACATGGATTTCAGTGACCCGGATCGCTCAGCATGCTTACGGCGTAGCTGCCCAACACGTGGGCATCCCTATGAATATTTATCGTATATCTCCGAATTCTTCCGGAGATTGGATTCAACCCCAGAATTTATATGCACAAAATAGACGTGTTGATCGACAACCCTCTCCAGCTGGTAATAAAGGTTTTGAAACATCGAAGAAAAATGAAGTGTTTTGGTTCGAATTAATGGCAGATTGCAACGATCTTTTAGTTGGTGATGTGTTTGTAAGTACAGATCCAGTACTAAATAAGGGTTGGGTTACTGTGAATTATGACTCTACAGAGTTTATCGGTTTATGTTTGGCAGAAAATATGCCCACTAGAGCTCCCGTAGCGGCTAGATTAAACACTATGGCTCAATTCTTTACTCCTAGTATTTCCCCTAGTACACAGACAGGGTTAGTCCCAGTACAAAACTATTATGATTCTACTTTACCGAATAAACAGGCTATTATTTTAGAGAATGGGAAGTTTACTAGAGCTAATGCGGGTCAGATAGCAGCGAATATTCCGATTGCTTTTATGCCCTTTCGTAATTTTGGAGAAATATATAATCAGCCGACTATGAATGTCACTGGTTCAGAGCGACGTTTAATTTATGTGCCGCCAATGAATGGTTATCAGCCTGTAGCTGGTGATGAATTTGTTATAGTGGACGGTTCTAGATATGTAATGGAATCTAATTATCATCAGGACTCTGGAACAGCAGGCAACCAGTTTGTTTGCTTCAAGATTGTATCTGGAGGAGGTCAATAAGGTGGCAACTGTAGAAATGATCTGGGGCGGGCTACAAAATCAAATTGCCACTGCGATGCAAGGGACTAATACTTTATTGCCTAATCAAACTACTGCCGTTTTTCCTTTGCCACAGTGGAGTGATGACTGGCCGCCTTTAAAAACACTTCAAGCTGTTGCAACAGGTCAAATTCCTACTGTTATAAGCTTATTTGACCGTGGAGTAGAAAAAAATGATACTCACGCCATACCGTTATTCTATGCCCTTCCACCTACAGTAGGAACTCCTGGAGCGGCTATAACGCTAAGTAGTACATTTTTTGCACCTGGTCAAAATATTACTTTAACTGGTTCTGGTACTCCTTTAGTGAATGATGCATTCTGTTTAACTCTTATATCTGGGGCAGTTGGGCAGAACCAAATTATGGCTGAATATCAGGCTTTAAGTACTGATACGTTGATGTCTGCTTTAACGGCCTTTACGGCTAAGATTAATTTATTAACAGATATCACAGCTAGTTTAAGCGGGGATATGATAACAGTTACTAACGGTACGGATTCTTTATATACAGCAAGGTCTGAAGTCGTTAATATTGGGACATTTACACAAGAAGGTTATCGTTGGGAAAGAGACATACAAGTTACCGTATGGTCTAGAACTCCCGCTGATAGAGCGAAATATGGGAACATTTTGGAGCAGCTTTTTACCCAACTAGAAGTGAACTACGGTTTTTTAGCTTCTGATCAATCCGCTTGTCGAATTTATGTAAAAGACGATTTAGTACAAAGAGACAGCCAGTTGCAGGATATATATAGACGGGATTGGCTTATATGCGTTAACTATCCTGTTCTTAATTACGCTCCTGCATATCTGATTGAAGAAATACCGCAAACGTATGAAAGTCCAGTACCAGATTAATTAAGTTCTGTAAATTTGTTATATATCAACATAGCCAAATATCCATACAGCTTATATAACAGTTAATATGAGGTGATTTTGATGAGTAATTGGCAAGACTACTTAGATCCAGAAATTGTTGAAGAGACGTGGCTTAAGGATCGTTCTAGGGTATACAAAGAGCTAAAAGATAAATTTACTTTGGATTTTCCTCCTGATTACTATGCCAAAGCTTATTGGCAGAAACAGATAAGTGACTTATGGAATGGTGGTATGGATATTAAATATTTCTACGATCGTACTGGTCGTCCAACAGTAACTAATTTAGATTTAAGAACTGTATATGAATGTTGTAAAGAACATTTAAAAGATTGTTTAAAGCGTAGTCCAGAGTTTTGTGATTTACTATCCCGCGAACATCTAGGATTTTGTATTAATTGTCACAGTCAAATTATTGCTTGTGAATCTGAAGAATATTGTGCTAAGTGTTATCAACAGAAATTAAATAATTGGCGGCCTTTATGAAGTACTTTGTTTTATTAATTTATTTTTGTTTATATTTAAGTGCGCCATCGGTCGCAAACGAAACACAAATATGTGTAAAACTACAATCTAACAGGCATGTACCAAGTGCGGTTGGTATCCGTTGGCGTAAAAGCGATCACACTATTTACTATGTTGATACTAACAGTTCTGTGTTTGGTACAGTACATCCCGGTGATGTTCTAATTACGGCCGATGGTATGTGTCCTGAAGAATGGTTTCGTACAGAATCTTATATAAATAACGAAGAAACCCCAGTTCAATTAGTAGTTCGACAACAGGGTTATATAAGACAAGTTATTGCATATCGCAAACCTACTAGTCTTTTTTCTCCGATTTGGCATCAGGGGAGCAGGTATTAGTATTTTGTATTTTCTTTACAGCTACGGCTGATATTATACCGCTTAGAGCTGCTATAGCACCGGTAACAATGGTTGCATTTATATCATAGGTAATATGGTGTATAGCTGCTAAGTATGGCAAAATTAAAGACCCTATAACAACGATAGATAGGGTAACTATAGCAATTATCCCGATTATATTTGCTGTCACAGTAAACCTCCTTATAAGGTTTACTTATGAATAGCTAAGTGTGTTAGGCAAAATGTGGCAGCGAAACTACAAATAGCAACAATTAAATCTAAGATTATACTAGGCATTTTATGCTCCAAGGGCTGCTTGTAGGTCATTTAACGCTTTAGATAGGTCGGCAGAAGCCTTTTGGACATCTGCCATTACTGTTTGGACATCAGCTGCGGCAAGTTTTCCATCAGTTTCTAACTGGGCTAAGGTTGCTGGGTTGCTTAATTTACTGACTACGTCGACTAATTTCCCCATTGAACCAGCCAGATTTATTAAATTTAATTTCGGTTCTAGATTATTTGCTTCTGCAGCTTCTGACATATAAACCTCCAAGGGCGTGCGATTAGCTGTTTGTATTATACATTAAGTTTTGTTACCTCATTAACTTAATTTTAGCTTATAATACAAGGTGACGTGTCTCTTGGAGGATTCTCCCTTGCCTATCATTCTAGACCCAACTCAGATTAATCCAGCAGCTTTGACAGTTCCAGCAGTTTATCTAGTAGTTGAGCCACCTCAGGCGTCAATTACAGGTGTTCCGGCATCGGTTGTTGGTCGTGTCGGTTCTGCATCTTGGGGTCCACTTAACGTACCCGTTTTAATCGGTAATCTTCAAGAACAAAACATATTATTTGGACCTATAAGCTCAGCAGCTTTGACTGATCCGTATGATATGGCTACTGATATATGGGCGTCACTTCAACAAGCCGGCCAATTTGGTATGTCTAGTCAGAATGTACGTGTATCTGATGGTACTGATGCGCAAGCTAGTTTACTTGTTGTCGATAATTTAGCAGATACGCAATTATTAGCAGTCGGCGGATCTAAAACTACCGGTGATGTGATCGATTTGGTATTCACTAATAGCCGTATTTCTGGTAGTCCGGTAACAGTTCCCTATACAGTTTTATCTGGTGATACATTAACTACTATTGCTTTAGCATTAAAAAATGCGATAAACGCCAATTCTGCTTTAGCAGCTGCTGGTATTACAGCAACGGTGTCTACTACAAACATTACAGTGCATTCCGCGACAGATTTAGACATTATCCCGACTATCTCATATTCGCAAGGGTCGAATACAGAAACTATAACCATTACTCCTGGGTCTGCGGTGACTGGTGGTACTTTAACTGCACTTTATAGTGGAGTATTAGGCAATCAAATCAAATTATCTATTCTACCAGGAACATCCGCTAGTTTAGTAAATGTTCTGTTAACGGCATGGGCAGGCAAAGCACAAGAATTCTATCAAGGATTACCTAATAGTGGTTCTTTTTGGGCAGCATTAGAATCCGCTTTAGCTTCTGGTATTAATACCCAACGCCCTCCTTCCCAATTAGCTAGATTCGCTCCTGCTTCGTCTACTCACGGGCCGCAATTGCAAGTTGCAACTCCTTTAACCGGTGGGTTAGATGGGCGCGGTGGTTTAACTTCTGATGATCTTATTGGCTCACCAACTGGTGGGGCTAATGCACAAGGTAGTGGTATGTATGCGTTATTGAATGCAATTCCGATGCCCCAACAAGCATGGCTAGTTGGCGTTACAGATCAAACTGTATGGCCAACAATGCAGCAATTTGCAACTGCAAACGGTATTTTGATGGCAATATGTGAGCCAATTGGTACTAGTGTTTCTGCAGCTGTTTCTGATTTAGATAACTATGGTATCGATAGCTACGAAGTTATGTGCTTTATAGACTGGGTAGAAATGTATGATCCAGTTAATGCGGTACATAGATTTGTATATCCTGCTGGTCCTTTAGGTGGTTTATGTGCTGCTCTTTCTCCAGAGCAATCGCCGCTGAATAAACCGCTTCAAGGTATTTCAGCAACATATAGATTGCAAAATGCCGGTCCTTATAGCAATGCTGATATTAGTTTAGCGAATACGAATGGTATCGCATTAGTTAGTAATCCAATTGGTTTAGGTCCCAGATTTGGTTTTATTACTGCCGTTAATACATCACTGAATAATATTGGTACTGCTCCTATTGAATATTCAAGAATGACGAACTTCTTAATACAATCAGTTGGTGCAAATCTTGGACAGTATCTTGGTAAATTGCAATCTCAACAACCAGTCGATCCAGTTCGGTCGGCGATCAAATCCAATCTCAATGCATTCTTCGCACAATTAGAAGGCAACGGACAATTAGATGCTCATGTGACCTTGTGTGAATTTAGTTTGACTAATTCTAGTCCTGGATATAACACCCCAACTACTATTGCTCAACATATATGTTCAGTATTTGTTGCTGCAACGTATCTATCTTCTATTTGGTATTTAATTTTTACACTTCAAGGTGGTACTACCGTTTCTGTACAGAACGTTGTATCTCCTCAACCGGCTAGTTAAGGAGTAGATTAATATGGCTTTTGCAAATATTACCGGAATGACAGTAGGCCAGGATTTACGCCTGGTGCTATTTACTCCAGTTGGTTTAGGTGGTGCTTCTACTGCTGGTGGTTTTACATCTGATGCTTTAGGAAGATTGGTTAGTATGAATGCTACGCCAGTAATACAAGAAGTATCAGCTGTTCCATTAGATAATGGTGGTGTACGTATAGTACGTAATATATATCAAGGTTGGAACGGTGATATAGATTTTGTTAGATATAATGGGAACCTTTCATTATTGATGGCTTCTATTATGAGTACATTTAATAACTTAGGTAATGAATCCTATTTCAATGTTGAAGCTGTTGTATATAACGTTATATCTCAAACTACAGATACTTATACGTTTTTAAATTGCGTACTATCGCAAGTTAATATGGGTAACTTTGGTGAAACAGCACGTGTTGATCAACGTTTACATTTTGAAGGCCAAAACATGTTGGTTAATGGACAAGTACCATCTGGTCTTCCATCGCTTCCATCAGTTGGTGGCAGCAATCCTGGTTAATAATGCGTAAGTTATCAGATCTCATTAGGGATTTGAAACAGGAACAGCGGCGTATTCCTATGCAAAATGCTGCAGCCTTAACTGTTCTTGGATTTGAAATTCAGGAAAAAGTTGTTGAAATGATTGGTACTAAACAGTCATTTTGGGCCGATTTAAAACCGGCTACTATAGAATGGAAAACTAGAAAACATTTAGGTAAAGATAATGATCCGTCTAGTCCATTATACGGAACTGGTGATTTTGCTAGAAGTATAGAATACAAACTTATCGGTAAAAATAAGGTACGTATATTTAGCGATGATCCGACTGCCCAGTATCATGAATTTGGTACTAGTACTCAACCACCACGTCCTGTATTTCTACTAGCTGCGAAGTTGGTATTGAGAGATTTTTTAGGTAAAGGAAAATTACAGAACTTTTATTTGAAAAGCCTTAGATAGTGCTCATGTTAATACTATATAAGTTTGTATACTTCTATTAGGTAGTCTTATAGGAGTCTTATAGAAATGCCAGAAGTAAGTATTAACCCGGAATTTAGCAGTCCAGAACCAGAAAAACAACCGGTTGCAAAAGAAAGTAAATATGTCCGTAATGAAGTAGAAGCAAAACTTCCAAATGGCAAAGTACTTAAAATGGGCAAACCCTCTATACCTACTCACCTTCTTCTTCCAGACTTAGCCGCTAGTTATAACGAACTTGCCAAAGGTAAAGCAGACCCGGTTTCCTTGCGTTTAAACTTAAATTTTGCAACTATGATAGCTTTTGTACGGTCATATGATAACGAACCGTTCATGGCTCCTAGAAGTGCTTCTGAAGTTATACACTTGATGAACAAGCTTGGTGAGGATGGCTGTGATGCAGTGAGTGAGCTTTATGCTAAGTATTTCGCTCCGTTAACGTTGGAGAACCTTGAAGTTATAAAAAAGTAACAGAAGACCCTGCCATTAATGAAATCTTATTCTTGGTACAGAATGGGTTCGATTACTACACAGCTGCCGAATTGCCAGACATAACCCGTACAGCATACGTATATACGATACAGCTACAGAAAGGCGGTACAGTCCCAGACTGGTCAACCGGTGAGATTAAGTTCGACTGAAGTATAATTAATCTAGGAGTATTCTAGATGCAGCAAGCTGGTATTGAGCTGATTTTAAAGGAAAACGTCTCAGATAAACTGGGCAAACTTTTGCCCATTTTAGAGAAGATGGATAAATCCTTTTCTAAGATGAATCAAACTTTGTCTGCGTTAGAAAATTCCCAAAAACGTGTAGATCAGCAGTTTAAAAATATAGGCCGCAGTGTTGATTCTGTGACTATGAAAGAACGCGGTATTAGAACGCTTAATACTGGTGTTGCTGGTATTGGAAACGCAGCTGCAAAATCAGAAGGAATGGTCGCTAGTTTAGGTAAAAGTTTAACAACTGTTATTGGGACTATGGCACCATTATTGGCCGGATTAAAAGCTTTGCAGGCTATTACGGCGGGTATTGGTGAAGGTTTAGATTTCCAGAGTCAAGTTATAGGATTAGGACGAACGGGTATATCAAAAACAGAACAGGATGCATTAGTGAAAACATCTTTAGATTTAGGTGCTTCTGGGAAGTATATCCTTTCTGGCAAACAGTTCGTAGAAGCTGCTAGAGGTGCTTTACCAGTATTAGGAGCTGGTAGAGTTCAAGAAGCACTTCCAGAATTTGGGCGGTTCACAACTGCCGCTAGACAGTCCAATGTTAAATTTGATTCGCCTGAAATGCTATCGCGATTTTGGGAATTGTATGGTATGCGTACTCCGAAAGATCGTAATAAGTTTGATTCAGCTCTATTAAAAACTCTACAGTTTTCTGGCATAGATGCATCGCAACTATTACAACAATCTAATATCGCTGGCGGTGCGTTATTAGGACAAGATCCAATTACAGCTATGGAGCAATTAGCGTATTTTATAAAAGAATCTAGTTCTGGTGCTGGAGGAGGGGGGCGTGGTCGTGCTGGATTTATGATGCGATCATTAGATCAGATGATTAGTTCTGGTAAAGTGCCGGTACAAACTTTAGAATTATGGCGGCAACATGGATTATTGCCCGGTATTGAAAAATATATCACTGCGAAAGGCAGAGGACATTCTTATTTAATTGAAGATGCTACTGGTGCTCATGTCTTAAGAAGTGGTAGTAATACTATGGCAGATTCTGCCAAAGTAACTACGACTGCTGCTAAAGAGTATTTCTTAAAAGAACGTCCACAATGGCTTCAGCAGTCGGCTACTGACGAATTGGTATTTGCTAGACAAATGGTTATAATGGCAGCACAAGCTGCTGGAGTTCAGGGTAAGACTCCTCAAGAATTAATTTCTGGATTTTCTAAGTTACCAGATGCAGCTCAGAAACAATATTTGTCATTAGCGACTGGTGGAACAATGCTATCTAACACAGCTGTAATACAAATGGCAGCTGGACGATACAAAAAATCATTTGACATCATGAAAGAAGGGATTGAAAAAGCTCCTGGTTTTTCTGGTATGGAAACTGGTCAGACGTCTATTGCCCAAAAGTGGGAGCAATTTACTGCGCAGTTTGAAACATTTGCTGATAAGTTCTTTAATACGCCTGAAATATTAGGACTATTAAACACGACTATGGACGGTTTGATTGACGCATTAAAAGTATTAAATGGCAATGTGAAAAATATTATAGACTTTTGGTTTAAACCGCAATCAGCTGGACAGCAACTTGGTGGGTCAGCTAACGTTATATCTAACGCCATAGGATTTCCTATGGGCCCGGCTGGAGCTAAGGGTCCCAATATGGGACGTATATTATGGCGGGATGCTAAGAAAAATATTGGAACTGCGTTACCTGCAATCCTTGCAGCTGCCCAACGTTACGGAGTTGATCCAGTATTAGCAGTGGCTACAGCTATGAATGAAAGCGGTCTTAACCCGTTTAGTGTTGGAGATCATGGAACTTCTTTTGGTTTATTTCAGCTTCATAAAGGTGGGGAGTTAGGAAAAATGTCTCCAACACAAGCTTTTGATCCAATGACCAACGCTTTAACTGCTCTTTCACACTTTGGAGGTCATCCTGGAAAATCTGGTGGTGCGTTAGCAGCTGCCGCTCAACGTCCAGCCAATCCTGCTGCATATGCAAAAGCTGTCGATGCGCTTATGCCTAAAGCCCGTGAAATTATAGTTCACAATACAATTAATTTGGATGGTAAAAAAATAGCTGAACATACCTCTCACCATATAGAGAAAAAACAAGTAAAATCTTTAAATCGTATGTCTCAAGCAACCTCAGGTGCTGGCGGAGCAGTAACTCCATCTTCGTATAATGCAGGAGGTAATCAATTCTAATGGCACTTATAGATACACTACTAGCTGGAGTAGTTTCTCCAGAACAGAAAACATTAATTGAAATGATCATACATGAATCAGTTATTGCGCAGGTTGATCCAGTATTAGCAGTATCTATGGCGATTTTAGAATCGGCTTTAAATCCTAATGCTATTGGGGATAACTACACATCATTCGGTTTATTTCAATTACATAAAGGCGGAGAATTAGGAAATCTTACAGAAACAGAAGCATTTGATCCTGTTCGTAATACTAGAGTTGCACTTTCATATTTAAAACATTTCTATAAACCAGAATACAATCCAGGACAATGGGCTGCAGCATCGCAAAGACCAAAGTATCCAGAAATATATGAATACACAGTCAATACTATTTACCCATTAGCTAAATCTCTGATGGTTGGGTTAGGAGTGTACGATGCCAAATAGTACTACACAACAACGCTTACTATTAGGCAACGTTAATTTTTTTAGGTTCGAAGTTCCTGAGACCTTACCAAATCTATTTGGTACACAAAAATTAGCAGTACATGATTTTGCAGGAGGTTCCAGAACTGTACAACAATTAGGAGCATTTCCATTTCCAGATATTTCATGGCAAGGAACATTTTTTGATGGAGATACAGTAGGCGAAACTGCTATTCAAAGAGCAAGCCAGTTAAATACTTATAGAGTACAAGCACAACCAATTAGTTTATCGTGGGGATCTTTTCAATATGATGTTATAGTTGCAGAGTTTGAAATTATTGGTAAATTAGCTCAACAGTTGCAGTACAGAATAAAAGTTATTCCTATAGCAGATAACACAACAACATCTAATGCAGCGCCATCCCCTCCTAATGCGACGCAAACTTTATTTAGCGCGAATAATGAAGTTTTAAATGCAACTCAAACTCCTACTGCAGCTTTACTTAACCCTATAGTTACTTCTTCTGCTGTGTTGATTACTCAAAATGTAAATAATGCAGTTATTGCTGCTAATGGCTCAGCACAAAATATTCTGGCATCAACGCAAGCTTCTATTCAGTCACAAATTACAGCTTTGCAAACTACACTTCAACCTATTATTAATGGATCAGATTATGGACAAGCAACTGCTGCTATTAATTTATCTACTAGTTTGTCTACTTTAAGTTCCACACTAACAATACAGCAAATTGCGCCAATTGCTACTATATCCGTTACCAATCCCAATCTTCCACAGCTAGCCAGCCAATATTATGGAAACGATACTTTGTGGCCGTTAATCGCACAACAGAATAATTTACAAGATATGTTTCCTATTGGGACTTTCACTTTAGTTATTCCGCCAACTACAATCCAATCTAGTTTGATTCCATCATGAGTACTTCAACTAACAGACAGTTAACAACTAATGTAGTTATAGGAGGAACATCAATTCCAGTTATAGGTTGGCAGTGTCATTTAACTAGTTATGGAAATTTATGTACATTTGAAGTTACTACCTCTATCCAACAAATAAAGCAGTCTGGTTTTGATATATTTACTAAGCAGCAAAATAATCCTACTTTAGAATGTAATATTTACTTATCTGATTCATCATCTGGAACATCAGGTTTGGTATTTAGCGGTATTGTTGATACAGTAAATGGAACTTGGGAAGATGATCTTATTGAAATAAGTGGTAGAGATTACAGTGCAATTTTACGGGACACATCTCAAACTTTAGATAAATATGTTAATCAAACAGTGGGGCAGGTTGTTCAGGGGATTTGTAATGATAATAATATCACTGCAACTATTCAAGCTCCAAGTCAAATAGCAGGTATTAAAGTATCAACATTTCAGGGTGAAAATTGGTCTTTTAGTAAAAATCCACAACCAACATGGCATATTTTACAACAATTAGCTGAGGAGGTTGATTGTGTGGTATTTATGGATCGCTTAAAAACATTGCATTTTGTTGCTCCAGGTACTGGGGGTACTAGTCATACATATTACTGGCGGCCACTTAATCCTAACAATCAGTTTCAATCTAATAATCCTATTACGAAATTAGATATGATGCAGCAGTCTAGAAGATGTAACAATTTTACTTTGTTTTTGCATGGGTATGATAGTGATGGAAAGCAGACTATTTTTAAGCAAGATAATATTGGCCAAGGTGGACGTATTGTTCATAAAAATAGACAGGACTTAAATTCACAAAATCTAGATAGTATATGGAATTCATTAGCTGATGAAATTCAACGCAAGAATACTGTTGCGAAGATGGTAGTGGAAGGTAACTTAGATTTGAATGTAAACGATACTATAAATATCTATGAATCAGAATCTAATGATCTTTTAGGGCTATCAGGTCGTAATTTATATATAGCTAGCGTTATTCATAGTTTCAGCATGGCTGATTACGGCTCTAGTGAGGCTGATGGATTTTTCACACATGTAACTTGCAACCAATTAGGATCTGCTGGCAATTCTGGTTAAACCCACAGTCGTTTAAATCCAGAGTGTTTAATAACGGGGTTTTCTAAATATATGTAGTGTGGTTGTAGATATGGAATAACGGTTAACGCCGTTAATAATAGAAAACTCATTGATAGACAAAAATCTTTAATCATATTACGGAGCTGGTGGAGTAAGTTGATACCAGTTACCAGGTGGGTTAGCGCCATCGCTTATAATCATTAATGGATAATTTGTTGTTGTTCCTGATGTAAAAACTAAACTGGTTACCGGTGTAGGATTACCATATAGATATAATTGATCTGGACCAGTAGCATCAGTTTGGAATGTTACATTATTCGTGAAATTTATAATTATGAGTGTAAAAACTTTACCTAAAACTAAATTTGCTTTTGGTAATGTAATAGTGACTGGCCCACTACTAGCATCAATATAAATAAAACTGGGATCACTATTTTGTAAGGTTGTATCGCTACTATACGTTTGCGAATTAGCTGTAACTAATCCCCATGATCCAGATGGATTACCTGCTAGTCTAGTTGAAATTTCATTATCTGCGAACATTTGCATGACAGAAGCTGGATTAGTTGCTTGCCATGCTGATCCATTCCATTGTGGAACTTCACCAGTAGTAGCACCTGATTGTGTTAATTGACTTAAACTAACCGCTCCCCCACCTGATGTAGTACCGGGAACCCATGCAGAACCATTCCATACAGGAACTTGTCCTGTTGTTGCTCCTGACTGTAATAACTGACTTAGTAGTATATTTGGACTGCCGGGGGCCCAATGCGTACCATTAAAAATAATTGATTGCCCGGTACTAGCCCCAGAGGTATCTAATTGTGTTAGTGGTATAGTTAACCCACCTAAATTATTGGTTTGTACCCATATAGCTGCACTAGTAGCTGCACTAACACAGGTATATGTATTACCATTCGATGTGTTGTACCATAACGAAGCAGCTGAATAACCAACTGTATTATCATCAGTAGAGGTTGGATTTCTTGTAGCAGAAAAGTTATTTTGTGGTGCAGATGCAACTTGAAAGGCTGAACCATTCCATACATTCATTGTATTATTTGTGCTATTAAATAACCAAGTCTGTCCACTTACAGGAGATGATAGTGAGCTACTATTTGGACGTATAAACAATCCTACTTGCGCATTAGCAGGTATTTTATTTACCAGTAGAAGTACTATTAATAATAAAACCTTACGAATCATGTTATTTTACCCTTATATAATTAACAGTTGCTGTACTAGAAGAATTAGTACTATAAATTGTAAATCCAGTTCCTGCACTAACAGCTACAGAAAAATATTCTGAAGGTGGTGTAGATCCAACAGCAGTTACAACAATTATACTGCTAGAAGTAATACTACTATCGCTTACTGCGATACTTCCTGCAGATACAAAAGTTGCCTGCCCATTTGTAAACAACGCAGTTCCTGTACCACCATTTGCAGCTGATACTGGTGTACTTAGACTAATTGTAGGGCTACTAGTTAGATTTCCTCCGCCGGACAATCCCGTTCCTGCTGTTAAGGTTAAAACATTATATGCAGGAGTCGCTGCACTTCCAGAGGTGT